GCATTTGCGCCTACTGCTGTATTAGCATCTGCGGTTGTTGCAGCATCTAAAGCTTGAAAACCAACCGCTGTGTTATCGTCTGATGTTGTGCTTGCTTTTAACGCATCCTTACCAACTGCAGTATTGTTTGTACCTGTGGTGTTTGCTGTTAAAGCACTTGTACCTACGGCTGTGTTGTTAGAAGCTAGATTAGCGGCTAAAGCAGTTTTACCTACCGCAACATTAGAAGAACCTGCAATGTTTACTCCTAAAGCACTTGAACCGACAGCTACGTTGCCTAAACCTGTTGTAAGTTTAGTTAACGCTTGTGCGCCTATACCAGTATTATTATCACCACTTGTTAGATCATCGAATACTTCATTACCAAAACCTGTATTATCAGAAGCTGCGTTTAGTGTGCCTGTACCAGCATCGTTGCTGATAAGCATACTGCCTACAAAGTTTGTTTTAGGGCCTGTTATGCCTACTGTATTAATTGTGCTATCAACAACAAGAGTGCTTGCCATATCTACCGCACCATCTATGTCCACGACATCTAGGTTGGCTGTACCTGCAACATCTATTGCACCACTAATATCTAACGTAGCTGCATCAAGCTCACCACTTATAGTAAGGTTTCGTACACCTGTATAATCTTTGTTAGAGTCCAGTATAACAGCTTTAGAAGCTACTGCAGTACCTACTGCTGTACTGCCTATGTCTAGAGCATTAAGCTCTCCTACTACGGCTGTGATGCCGTCTAAGACATTAAGTTCTTCAGGTGTTGAAGTAACTTGTGTATTACTTGCTGCGGCTAATACAGGTACAGCACCTGATACGTTAGGTAAAGTAATTGTTCTATCTGCTGTAGCGTCTACAATAGTAAGTGTAGTTTCGTGTGCGTCAGCAGTAGCGCCTTCAAATATAACAGCATTGTTAGCACTCATAGTAACTGAGTCTACAGTACTAAGTGTACCACTAACAGAGATATTAGTAGCAGAAAGAGTTCCTGTACTTGGGTTGTATTTTAAATCACCATCTGATTCTAAACCTAAGTTACCACCGTCTAAGTCTCCACCGGCTGTGAAGATAATTGCGTTGTTTTCGTTTGTGTTTTCGTTGTCTGTAATAGTAACGGCTGTAGCTACTGCAGCAGTTGTAGCATTGGCTACTGTAGTTCCTGCAATAACACTTGCCAAAGCTGTACCATTTACAGTAATTGCATCGGCTTCTAATGTACCATCAATATCAGCGTTACCACTAATGTCTAGGGTAGCAGCATCTAATTCTCCTGCTACTGTTACAACACCATCGGCTACAGTTATTAAATCTGTATCGTCTGCATGTCCAATAGTTGTACCGTTAATGACTACATCATCAACTCTAAGAGCTGTAAGTGTACCTAAACTTGTTACGTTAGGCTGGGCTGCATCAACAACAAAATCAATAGTACCATCAGAGTCTTGATAGGTTACTGTAATATTTGTTTCTGTGTTGGAAGTAGTCATGGCTCCAACAAGGTCTTGTATTTCTTCTGTTGTTGGTATTTCGGATACCAAAGCAAGAGTACCTGTTGTTACTGGTAGCGTAGCTGTAACATTACCTGAGTAAGTCCCATGAGCTGCAGCTTCTACTCTTGTATAATGAGCATTAGATGATTCACAGTAGAAGTCTACGTAAGACTTAGCTCCACCATTTTTAATTTTTATAGCACCTTGTGATATTAATACACCATTAGATGAACCACCACTAATTGCTAGTGTCCCTGCAATGTCTCCATTACCTGAGATATCAAGTGTAGCAGCGTCTAGTTCTCCAGAGATTGTTACGTTTCTACCACCAGTAATGTCAATGTTAGCATCAGCTATAAGGGCTTTACTAGCTATAACAGTTCCGTTGGTAATACCATCTATAAGATTAATATCTGCTGCAGAAGCTGTAACTCCGTCTAAGATGTTTAGCTCTGCTGTAGTGCTTGTGACTCCGTCTAAGAGGTTTATTTCAGCAGCTGTACTCGTGACACCATCTAAGATGTTAAGTTCAGCAGTGGTGCTTGTAACGCCATCTAGGATATTTATCTCTGCTGCAGTGGATGTTACTCCGTCTAATATGTTTAGTTCTGCAGCTGTTGATGTTACATCAGTTCCAGCTAAATTTATAACATCTACATTGGCTGTGCCATCTATGAAAAGATTTCTCCATTGTTGTGAAGCACTTCCTAAGTCAAATGTATCGTCTGTGTTTGGTATAATAGAACTGTTAATGTCTGCACCAAAAACAACATTGTCAGTTGCAGCATCACCCATAGTCAATGTACCACCGTTAAAGGTTGTTGTACCTGTAACTGTTAGATTACCACCTATACCAACATTACCTGTTGTGGTAATTGTATCGGTGTAAGTATCTTTAAATCTTAAACTTGTTGTACCTAAGTCAACATCACTGTCTGTAACAGGTATGATAGCACCATCGGCTATGTATAACTGTTGTACAGGGTTGCTTGATACTTGTACATAAAACTCAATAAAGTTATTGGTTGTATCTATTAATACTTTGTTATTGGGAGTAGTTTCTCCTGCGTCTCCAATTAATCCTATAACAGGACCTTCGGCTGCTGTACCATCGTGTTTGTGTCCACCTGTATTACTGAATGCATTGAGTGCTTGATTGAACTCGTTATTAAATAATGCAGCAGTAATCGTGTCTCCATCAACGAACGAACTTTGTCTTATGTAACCTGCCATTTCCCTATCTCCTACCTGAAGGTATAAAATCTATATATAAACCATTTATTGTGTATGGTGCTTTGTTGTCTTCTGTTATAACTGTAAAGTTATTACTTGTGCCACTTCCTTGCACTGGTATTCTTACCATAGGTGCTGAAGTACCTCCAAATACAGTTAATCCAAAAGCAGCTGCCCCAAACTCTGCAGGTGGATTGATTGTTCCAAAAGAAAAATTACTTGTGGGTTGAGGTACGTCTTGACTATTAAAATCGTATTTAATATTAAGCTCTGGAGTTACTACTCCTTCAGCTGCTACAGACACTCTAACATAATGTAAAGTTTTTAAAGTTCCTAAGTCCCCGTAATCGTAATCGGGAGTGGAATACCTAGCAAGTATATTAGACCCATTAAAGTCATTGCCTGAATCGTGCACAAGCACAAAGCCGTCAGTATCACCATGATAATATTCTTCAACACCATTTTCGTTAAATCCAGCCCCCAAGCTGGTTACTTCTATTCCACTTATTTCTGACCACTCAAACCCGTTAGGTCTAAGCGTTCCTATAATTCCTTTTTGTTGTGAGTTTACAACAGTTATGTCTGTATAAAATAATCTATACTGAGACTTCTCTCTAATTACAGTACTTGAAATTACAAACCTATCTATGTTCTGTGCTAGGGTTGTAATAATTGGTTGTATAGCTTGGCTCACTGTCCCTAACTCAACATCTCCAATTCTCGCTGTACCAGCAACTGTTCTTAGTCCATCGGGTGCTAAGAAAATAAGGTCACCACCAATCTCTTGAATGCTGTAACCTGAAAGACAACCAATGTTTTTAGCCACTGGGACTACCACCGGTGTACCGTTTATATCTTGGAGTTTAAATATACTACTCCTACAAAATATAAAAAGTTCCTGACGGAAGCTTTTAATTCCTACTATCTGGTCTGACAAGGTTATTGAACCTGAACCAGTACCACTAAAATCTGTTGGGTCTAAAAGTTTACTGTAAAATACTGTACTTAAATTATCTTCTACCCCTGCTACAACTAAATGTTTATCGTGTAGTTCTGAATGTGTAACATGTTTAGTACCTGTCACAGTAACTTCACTACTAAAATATGTTCTGCTGTTTACATTAGCACCTGTGCCTTCCATTCTAAAAGCATAAGGTTTGTTAGCCCCATCACATACAACAAGTAACCCGTAGTCAAAATCTGCTCCTTCAAACAAAGAAAAACTAATTTTACCTTGTCCTGTTCTTGTAAGAGTACTACGACCTGTAAAGGCTGTGTGATTATCTCCACTAGCATCTACAGAACTTCTACTAACATTTAACCAATTTATTCCATCTTGACTAAAAAATATCCCTGTACCTGCACAAGCTATAACACCATCAGCATAAGGAATAACACCATGAATAGTGTCAGCACTTCCTGTAGGTTTTACAGCATTTGTACTTCCTAATCTTTCATAACCATTTACACGTCTATAGCCACCCTCAATAGAGACTTCAAAGTTTCTGAGGTCTGTAGCTACTCCGGGGGTTTTAAGCAAATCAATTTGATTGGTTGCTTTAACTAAACCACCAGCACAGGCTACGGTATAGGGTTGTGATGTTGCCATAAATTAAAAGTATCTTCTATCGTCAGTCATTGTGCGAGGAGTTGGATTTATTAAATTAGACTTCATAGTCTTCATTGATTTTTTATAATCGTCCATTGCAAAAGCTGCTTGTTGTGCACTTTCTTTAAACTGCCAAACATAGTAACGTGCTTTAGCAGTTATAATATTTGTGTATTGTTCTGGAAAGACTACTGTGTCTCCGTGTGCTGCAAGTTTAGTAGGTTTTTCAAATGCATAAAAATGTATGTTGTACACTTTATCAGGTATTGGACTTAATCCAAACTTTCTGCCATCTGGTGATTTGATAACTCTACAAGGCTCACCATAAGCCTGTGAATCTGCATCGTCTGCATTCTCACTGTCTCTGTAATATCTTTTCCAATCAGCTAAGTTTAAAAACTGTAATCCTCTTGAGACAAAGGGAGCTGTTTCACCACTAACATTAATGGTTGTTAAATAAAAATCATCCCAGTCTATTGAAGCGTAATCATCTTTGACGCTTGAGCTACTTACTTTTAACTCGTACCATCGGGTACCAGCTACAGAAGCTACAGTCACGTTTCCATAGAAGGGGTCAGTTGCACCACTTTCACCGGCTGTGAAAAATGGTAACTGCGGTTCTTCATTTGCTATATCAAATATAGCTTTGTTAATAGAATCTTTAATAAACTGCTGTAATCCTACAGCACTTGTAAAGTTTGCAGAAGTAAGAGGAATCTCATTGAGTTCTCTTAATACTTCGTTAGTTAAATCTAAATATGTTGTTGCCATTATTTACCTTTAGCTTTTACTTGTGCTTTTTTACTTAAATCTTTTAAATGAAATAACTTTACACTAGTTTTAGTGTGTGCTTTATTTGTATGTAAAGTACCGTCAGCCATTTTATGAGAACTGCCTTTATGCTCAGTACCATCTTTTTTATAATGTTTTACGCCTTTCATTCTTGCTCCTTTAAAATTAGGGGAGGAATCCTAAAACTCCTCCGGTTGGTATCAGTTAATACCGTAGACTTTATTACTAATCCGCTTGGGTTGTTGTAATTGCGTCTTGAACTTTACACTGCCCGTTAACATACCAGTTAGTGCCATCGCACCATACATGAACAAAATCTCCATGTAATGCTTTGTTAGCTACTAATGAAATAGTATCTGCGTCTTCAACAAACGCTACACTTCCTGCTGCATCTTCTGCTGAAGATATGCTACCTACAATAATATTAGCACTTGCTGCTGTTACTATTGTATGTGTGCCTGTAGGAACTGTTCCTCCAACATAAAACCAAAACTCTAATCCTGCCGCTGGGAGAGGAAGAGTTGAGACTTTAGCTGCTGCTATATTCATTATAAAACGAGTACCTGACTCTGCTGCTGTAATTACATTAGTTGCAACTACTACTTCAACGTCTGAAGGCTTCTGAATTTTCTCAGCTAATACTCGAACATCAACTGTTCTT